GGCAGGGGGCAAAGGTGGTAATCCGGGTCAATGGTCTGCACGTAAAGCGCAGATGTTGGCAACAGCATATAAAAAAGCAGGTGGAGGCTATCGAGCATGAAAGGTGTCAAACATTTTAAAAGAAATGGGACAGAGTGGAAAGGCAACAGCCATAAGATGTCCGACGGACAATTGCATACAGGTAAAGGTCATAGCAAGACCAGCAAAAAACTATTTCATTTAAGCGAGTTATCAGCAACAGCGAAGAAGAAAGCCAGTGGCGCTAGCAAAAAGTCAAAAAAGTCTTAAAAAATGGACTAAGCAGAAGTGGCGTACTAAGTCTGGTAAGCCATCTACTCAGGGCAAGAAGGCTACTGGGGAACGGTATCTGCCTGAGAAAGCTATAAAAGCGTTAACTAAGAAAGAATACGCAGCGACAACAAAAGCCAAACGCAAAGCAACGAAGAAAGGCAAGCAAGTTTCTAAGCAACCGAAGAAGATAGCTAAGAAAACACGGCGGTATCGTAAGAAATGAGCGCAGTTGCACCGAAACGGGCGTACAACATGCCAACACCATCCTTAGATACCAGTGACTTAGAGGCGTTACTTAAGGTAGTACCTACGTTATCGCCCAAAGAACAACAAGAGATCTTCAATGACTTAGAAAAATACGAGACATTGCTGACAAAAGAGAAGTCTAAGACCAATTTTTTAGAGTTTGTTAACAAAATGTGGCCTGACTTCATTATGGGGCGACATCACAAGATTATGGCAGAGGCTTTTGAGCGTGTTGCCAACGGAACGAACAAAAGACTCATAATTAACATGCCTCCGCGCCATACTAAGTCGGAATTTGCAAGTTATTTGCTCCCAGCATGGTTTTTAGGGCAGTTTCCTAACAAAAAAGTTATTCAAACGTCTCATACAGCAGAGCTTGCCGTTGGATTTGGTCGTAAAGTGCGTAATTTAGTCAATCAGGCTGAATATAAAGACATTTTTCCTAATACAGCACTACAAATTGACTCAAAAGCAGCCGGAAGGTGGAATACGAGCAAAGGTGGTGATTATTTTGCCATTGGTGTGGGTGGTGCGGTAACGGGTAAAGGTGCAGATCTATTAATTATTGACGATCCACACTCAGAGCAAGAAGCTACACTGGCTGAGATACACCCCGAAATCTACGATAAGACGTATGAGTGGTATACGTCAGGCCCAAGACAGCGGCTACAACCGGGCGGTGCTATTGTTGTTGTAATGACACGGTGGTCTAAACGGGATTTAACGGGTCAAGTACTTAGATCTAGTATGCAACGCGATGGTGAAGAGTGGGAAGTCATTGAATTTCCAGCAATTATGCCTTCTGGCAACGCATTATGGCCTGAGTTCTGGTCATTAAAAGAACTATCTGATTTACGTAACGAGTTACCCCATAGCAAATGGATGGCGCAGTACCAGCAAGAACCGACGAGTGAGGCCAGCGCCATCGTCAAACGAGACTGGTGGAGAGAGTGGGAAGGTGAGCGACCCCCGCCATGCGATTTTATACTTATGTCATGGGATACGGCGTTTGAAAAACACACTAGAGCTGATTACAGTGCTTGCACTGTATGGGGGATATTCTATCAAGCGGCTGACCACCCAGAAGAATATGAGTCTGAGGAAGAATACGATAGAACCAAACAGAATTTAGGTGTCCCGCAAGCCAACATTATATTGCTTAATGCTATTAGAGATAGGTTAGAGTTCCCAGAACTTAAACGTCTGGTGCTAGAAGAGTACAAAGAGTGGGAACCTGACAGTATAATCATTGAGAAGAAAGCCAGTGGTGCGCCGCTTATATATGAGTTACGCTCTATGGGTGTACCTGTGCAGGAGTTTACACCGACACGGGGAAATGACAAGATATCTAGACTGAACGCAGTATCAGATATATTTGCTTCAGGTAGAGTGTGGTATCCACCGACACGGTGGGCCGAAGAAGTTATTGAAGAAGTTGCAAGTTTCCCTGCTGGGGAGCATGATGACTATGTGGATTCTACGTCTATGGCGTTGATGCGTTTTAGGAAAGGTGGGTATATCCAAACAGCATTGGATGAACCTGAAGATTATTATGGCACTAAAGAGTATAGACAATATAAAGCTCATACCAACCGTGCGTTATATTATTAAAGGACAGAATAATGGTAGGATTAACCAAGACAGAAGCAACTACAACTGCTAGAGCAAACTACGAAAAAGAACAGAGAAGACGCAACAAGAAGAATAAATATAATGCCGAAAGTGGTAGGTATGATACGGGCACTAAAAAGAAAAAAATTGTTCCACGAGATAGGTCTAACACTTCTCGTAAAGGTGTAGGCACACTAGAAGGGACAAAACCAAAAAGAAAAGACATGACGGGTGTAAACCAAACACCTATTTCATTTAAAGATGTAGCTACATCTACAGGTAAAGGCGCGTTATCAGGTGCATCTTTACTACTTAATCCGTTTGGTAAAGCGGGCCTTATTGCTAAAGCTAAAGCTAAACTTGCAGCGTATAACAAGGCTAGAAAAGCTAGAATGGCTAGTAATTCCCAAAAACAAATAACATATCAAAGAAAGTTAGAGGACAAAAGGCCGTTAACTAAAGCTGAAAAACTGGAAGGAAACAAATATTTAGACCCTGCAAACCCTGATATGAGAATGGCTGACATAGGGCTTAAGAAAGGCGGCGCTGTTAAAATGAACAAAGGCGGCACGGTTAAGAAAGCTGCTTATAAAAAAGGTGGCGCTGTTAAAATGAAAAATGGCGGCGTAGTTAAAAAAACACGTAGTACTACCAAAAAGAAAAGCATAGATGGTATTGCATTACGTGGTAAGACTAGAGCCGCAAGGAATAGGTAAAGTAAATGGCAGATCAACCAGAACTAGAGATTGTCTTACCTGACGGAAGACCCGTATCAGAATATGAAGAACCTCAAGAAGATATGGGGACTGTTATAGATATAGGTATTAGCGGAGAAGGCGGAGCTACTGTATCAATTGATCTGCCTGACGGTGATGATTTCTATGAAAATCTAGCTGAAGAATTTGATGAAGACGACGATGTGTTGGAGAAATTAGCGTCTGATTTACTAGGTGAGTTTGATGGAGATTTAAATGCTAGGAAAGACTGGCTTCAGATCTACATTGATGGCATAGAATTACTGGGTCTTAAAATAGAAGACCGCAGTGAACCTTGGCAGGGCGCTTGCGGCGTGTATCACCCGTTACTTTCTGAGGCGTTGGTTAAATTTCAATCTGAGACTATTATGGAAACAATGCCGCCGGGCGGCCCTGTTAAAACTAAAGTTATTGGTAAAGAAACACCAGAGAATCTAAAAGCTGCGGCTAACGTAGCAGAGAACATGAACCACTGGATAACGGATAAAATGCCAGAGTATCGTGGCGAGCACGAAAGAATGCTATGGGGTTTAGGGTTATCGGGCAATGCGTTTAAGAAAGTGTATTTTGATCCCGCTGTTGACCGCCCAGTATCTATATATGTACCCGCCGAAGATATTGTAGTTCCTTATGGAGCCAGTAGTTTAAATTCAGCAGAACGAGTCACGCATATTATGCGAAAGACGGAGAACGAGGTTAAAAAACTTCAAGCGGCTGACTTTTACTCAGATGTTGAGTTAGGGTCACCTGACGATTCTGAACTTGATGATGTAGAACAGAAGATTGCGGAGAACATGGGGTTCAGCGCAACCAGCGATGACCGCTATAAAATACTAGAGTTTCACGTAGAGCTAGACTTAGAAGGCTACGAAGATAAAGACGAAGACGGCGATGAAACTGGAATTGCTCTACCTTATGTAGTAACTATAGAGAAAGCCTCACAAGAAATATTGGCTATTAGGCGAAACTGGGTTGAGGACGACAAAGCTAAAAACAAACGTCAGCACTTTATTCATTACCCTTATATTCCGGGTTTTGGGTTCTATGCGTTTGGGTTAGTGCATCTACTAGGGTCGTTTGCTAAGTCAGGTACGTCTTTAATTAGACAGCTTGTTGACGCAGGTACACTATCTAACTTACCGGGCGGGTTTAAAACTAAAGGTATGCGGATTAAAGGCGACGATACGCCTATATCTCCTGCAGAGTTTAGAGATGTTGATGTAGCCAGCGGGACTATCCGCGACAACATT